GCTGCTGCCGGGGGTGTAGGTGACGGTGGACCCGAATCCGGCCATGACGTCGGTGGTGCTGATCGTCCCGGTGGGGTTGCCCGGGGTGAAACTCAGCGGCGCCGCGACGAGCTGGGCGGTGAGTTTGCCGGTGATGGCGAGGGCGCCGCTGATGATCGCCGCGGCGGTGCCGTTGTGGCCGAGGGACCAGTCCTGGGTGGTTGGGCCGGGACCGAGGTGCAGGACACCGTCGGACGTCCATTTGACGCGGTCACTGCTGTCGCCGGTGACTTTCATCCCGAACGCGCGTTCACCCGAGTTGGCGCTGATGATCAGGAACGGGTCAGCGGCGGGTGCCGCCGCGGGCGACAGGGTGAGGGACGCGGCGTGGAGAACCGCCAGATAGGGGGTGAGGGTGATCACGGGGCTCGTGGTGGGGCCGGTGGCGGTGACGACGGTGGTGCCCCATGAGATGCCGCCACCAGAGTTGTCGGTGACGGCGGTGACGTAGCCCTGGATGTAGGCGGAGTCGACGGTCATCTGGGAGCCGCCGTCGGCGAGGAGCCCGATCTGCGGTCCGGGGACGCTGGTGACGCCCCCGGATGTGGTGGATACGAGGCCGGTGCCGGTCAGCAGCGCGCACCCGGTGAAGTAGTGGTTGGTGGTGTCCAGCCCGGTGTAGCTGAGTGTCGCGAACCCGGTGCTGGTCGCGACACTCAGGTCACCGGAGGTGGCCTGCCCGGTGACGGCGGTGACGGCGAGTGACCCGGCGGCGGGGAACGACCATGAGGCGATGGTGGTGATGTCCTGGCCGGTGCTCGGCGACGCCGCGGTAGCGGTGGTGTCGTTGACGCCAGGCCAGATGGTGAGGCCAGCGATGGTGATCACACCACCGTAGTTAGCGTTGTAGAACCCGGCGTAGCCACCGCCGCCAGCGGAGCCGTTCGCCCCGTCGCGTTTGAAATGGCAGCCGACGAACAGCAGCGGCACCGCGTGGGTGAAGCTGACGACGCTGTTGATGGTGCCGCCGGCCTGGAAACCATGCTGGGTGGACTGGTCGGTGCGGCACCCGACGAACATGGTGCCACCGGATGACGCGGCGTTGTTGGAGCACACGTAACCCCAGCCGAGGGTGCCGGAATGCTCGCTGCGGCAGCTTTCGAAGAGGCTGTTGCCGCAGGTGTTGATGAACCAGCCGATGGCGCCTGAGTTCGTTGACAGGCACCCCGACCATGTCGAGTCAGCCGAGCGGAGGCTGAATCCGATCCCGCCGCAGTAGCGGGAGAACACGCGGAAACAGGTCCAGGAGTCCGGCTGCGCGCCGCTGGCGACGTTGTGCTGCACCCCGTCGCCGGGCATCTGGCTGAACAGGACGTCGGTCATCCGCACCCGGCTGACCGATCCGTACGACGCCATACCGCACACCCCCGACGGCGCGACAGAGCCGTCGACCATGATGTGGGCGATTTTCTGTTCCTCCGACGCGGTGGAGTAGCCGCCCTGGCTTTCGGACAGCAACGCGAAAACCGCGTTCACCACACTGCTGACTGGTGCCGCCGAGCTCGTGAATCCGGCTTGCGGCTGGATGACGGCACCATAGTTAGCTTCGCTGACGGCGGTGGTCCGCACCGGCCCGGTCACCGCCGAATACGGTACGACAACCAGCGGCGCGGTGATCTTGTACAGGCCGGGCTGCAGCTCGGCGCCACCGAGGTTGATCAGCGACTGGATGCTGGTGGTGTCGTCGGTGCCGTTCGCCATGTACCCGGTCAGTGTGCCGCCGGCGGTGACCGACGCGAGAAGCGCCTGGACGGTGGACACGTTCGCGGCGTCGGACGCGCCGAACGACCCGGCGGCGCCGGCGAGGAGCTGCCCGAGCAGCGACCCGTAGGCGTAGAAGCCGTTCAGGTCCGACGTCATCCCGGGGCTGGTGAACACGACTTTCGTCGCCGCTGGTATCGCTGGTGAAGCTCCGGCCATCAGAGCACCCCGCCTTTCATGATGCGTGTCACGCGATCTGGACGGCTTCGAGGAACGACCCGGGGATCACCGACGTGCCGGTCGCCTGGGGGGAGTTCTGCGCCCACCGGAACACCAGGTAGGCGGGCGCCGCCCCGGTGGCGAGCTCACCGAGGATCCGCGCGCCCAGCCGGGTGCCGGTGCCCTGGGTCTGGCAGTTGACGACGTCGGACAGGCCGTTGGTGTAGGACCCGACCTCAGCGGTGGCGAGGTTGAGCCGGCCCGCGTTGTAGATGAACACCGACGACGCGCCACCCCGCCACGTGAACTGCAGGTCGCCCTCAGCGCCAGAGCCGGGGGCACCGCCGTTGTACACGATGTTGCCGGTGATCTTGTACTGGGCGTTGGGCTGCAGGCACAGCAACTGCAAGTCGGGGTCATCAGCGATCGTCACCGATGAGGTGATCGTCGTCGTCCCCGGCTTGTACACCGCCACCGGGTCGACCCGCTGCCGGTAGTCAGCGCAGTTCCCGTTGGTGACTGACACCTGCCCGGCGGCGATCGACACCGTTCCCAGGGTGATCGCTGAGGCTGGTTCGGCGGGCAGCCCGCCGCCGATGTCGGGGACGAGGACGGGGATGAAGTCGTAGGTGGACCAGGCGCCGTTCTCCGACTTGTTCCGCAGCTGCAAAACCACCCGGTGGGTGCGGGTGCCCGTCGCCGGCGCCGACGGGGTGGCGAGGTTGTACACGGCGTCGGACCACACCCAGTAGGCGCCGCCGCTGGTGATGTCGTCGTCGGTGATCCACGCCATCCCGGGCGCGACGTCGACGGAGAAGTTGGAGCCGCCGGCGTGGCCGCCGATGTGGAACGCCGCGGGCCCCCACACCCCCTCGGGGGTGCTGGCCAGCTGAGGCGCTGGGAGCAGCGACAGGAGCATGTTGCGGAACTCCTGCTCACTGCTGTAGATCGTCGGGTCACCCGTCTGCGGGGTGATCGCGATCGGCTGGTGCAGGGTCATGCCGGGCTCCTGTTCACGCCATCCACCGTGGCCGGTAGGACAGTTCAGCGACCGCCCCAGGCGCGGCCGCGTCGGGGTAGTACCGCAGCTGGTTGGGGCCGGGCTGCATCATCCACCAGTCTGACGTGGCGAAATTCAGGGAACCCAGCACCGATGAGGCCGTGTCGCCGTTCAGCAGCGCCGTGTGCGCCTGGGAGTCCAGCGCGACGAACTCCCCCGCGGCCAGGACCAGGTCGTCGGTGAACTCCAGCGTCAGCCCCGCGGAGTCGTTAGCGAACTTGGGTCCCGTCGCGGGCCCGTACAGGCTCGCGGTCCAGGGGGCGGCCATGTTGCCGCCGGCGACGACGACGGGGGAACCGCTGATCGACGCCGCCGTCCACGCCAAACCGGACGCCACCCACGCCAAACCCGCGGTGACCCAGTTCAGGCCCCCGGACGCGGGTATGTAGGCGGGGACCGCCGCCGAGTCCTGCGCGGCGCCTTCCCAGCATGAGTTGGGCGCCATGAACGAATACGCCACGTCCGTCGTCAGCGGATTGTCAACGATCTTCGTTTTGGAGTCGAACCTCACCACCAGCTGCCGGTCCTGCGGCCACGCGTCGTTGGAGCAGATCAGGTAAGGGCGCAGCTGCGGCGCGCACAGCGCCCCCATCAGGTCCTCGAACGCCTCCGGCGCCATCGCCCCCGGCACCGCCGCCAAACGCAGCGACAGGGTCACCGCCGCCGCGGACAGCCACAGGGTCGAGTCGACCTGCCCGGCGCCGCCGACACGTTCCTCAGCGACCGCCCTGGCCTGCGGCGCGACCTGCAGCGACAGAACCGTCACCCCCGCCAGGCCCTGAATATCCTGCGACAGGCCCGAGACGGGGTCCATGAGAGACACGGCGGTGAACGCCATCTAGGACCCCAATCCGGAGGAGACGACCGCGAAACTCAGCTTCTGCGCCAGCAGAGCCGCGTCGGTGGGGGTCGCGAACGTGGCGTTCTCAATGTTGATCAGCGCCCCGTTCCGCGCCCCGCCGCCAGGCGCGGCGCTGATCAGCTCGGGCCCGTTCTCCGCGAACGTGTACATGGTGTTCGTCCACGCCCCGAACCCTGTCACCGGTTCCCGCAGCAAACCACCATGGGCGAAGCCGTGGCGTTTGCCGCGCGGCACCCCGAACCACCGGACGGCTTCCTGCCCCAGGACCTTCCCGAGGTCGCGGAACAGGCGTTCCAGGCCGGACCGCTGCTTGCGGAGCCCGTCGAGGAACCCTTTGCCGGTGTCGTACTTCCCCGTGGTGATCGCGGAGCCGGCGCCGCGCCCGATCTGGCGTTCCGTCTCGGTGATCGCCCATTCGGTGGACCGCAGCGACTTCATCAGCCCCGACCCGCCGGACAGGATCTCCTGCGCGAACGGGATCCCCCCGTCGGGGCCGAGCGCGATGATCTGCTGGAGCAGCACCTTCGGCACACGCGCCTTCACCAAGCGGCCGAGCAGCGAACTGAACTGGCGGAGACTGGACAGTTTCTGCTTCAGCTGAGCCTCGAGCATCCCGCCGCCCGACAGTTGCCTGACACCGCCGCCGGTGTTCCCTGAGAACCCGCCGCCGACGGTCAGCCCCGACACGTCCGCGTAGGAACTCAAACCCGAGGTGACACTCGACGCGTAAGACTTCGCCGCGCTGATCTTCGCGTTGACCTGTTTCAGGGACTGCGCGGCTTCCACCACCGCCTCCGACTGGCGCCGCACCAGCCGGTCCCGCCACTCCCGCTGCGCCCCCGTGTAGTCACGGGCGATCAGGCGCAGGAACCGTGTCCCATCAGCCTGCGCCTGCGCCGCGTCTTTCGCCGCGCGGAGCAACCCCAGGAACGTCTCCACCAGGCTGACCGTCCCCGACGCGTACCCGCGGCCGCCCATCCCCGCCGCCATCTTCGACGTCTCATGGTCGAGGACATGCTCACCGCCGTGGAACCGGACGAGTTCGGGGCCTTTCTCACCAACCCAACCCCAGCCCCGTTTCGCGCCGCGGGTGCCGCCGCTGTACCACCCGTACGAACTCTCGTGACCCATCGCGCCGATCGGGTCGCCGTAACGCTGCGCGATATAGCCCGCACCCCAGCTGATCTGCGGTCCCGCGTGGGAGCCGCCGCCCTGCTGCGCCGCGAACGGCATCTTGGTGGGGGGAAGCGCCTGGGGGAGGCCGTATGCCCCCGAGGAGGGGTTGCGCGCGTACCGCGACCATCCCGACTCGCGGGTCCACAGAGCGTCCCACGCGGCCCATTCGGGCCCGGTGCCCCACTGAGGGTACATCCGCTGGGCGAGGGCCTGGTTGGCGGCCGCGTCACCCCCGACCGCCCCTGACCCGATCGCTGACATCGCCGCGGCTTTCACGGCCGCTGAGACGGCGGCTTTGAGGGCGTTCTCGGCGGTGTCGAGGGTCTGGTTGTAGTGGCTCACCTCAGCCTGCCCCGACGCGACCGCCTGATTCCCCGTCTCCACGAATCCCCCCGTCGCGAAGCCGGGGACACCGTGGGCTTTCATCAGCGGCGCGACCAGGTGTGTCAGGTGTTTCGGGACAACCGTCTCACCGCCTTCGAGCAGCGCGGGCCACTTGTCGCCGCCGCCGTAACCAGGTACCCGCCACCCCGCGGCGCCCTGGTGGTGCAGCGCCGCTGATGGCCCGGTGGGGCCGCCGCCGTAGACGTTGTCCCGGTGGATCGCCCAGCCGCCCTCAGCGTTGAGGACCATCTTGACGGCGACTTTCGTGGGGATCCCCAGGATCTTCGTGATCATCGCGGCGATCTTCGGAACCGAGTCCTTCGCGGCCTGCCCGGCGTTGACGAGGTCGGTTATGAGCCGCTGCCGCGCGGTGTGCGCCGCGTCGGACTGAGCGCCCTGCGTCGCGACGGCCTTCCCGTACGCCGCCACCGCCGAAGCGACGCCGCTGTATTTCAGGATGGCGTTGTTCAGGTCACCGAGGAGCTGCGTGGCGATCTGCTGCCCCTGCCCGTTCATCGCCGACGACAGCAGGGCGACTTGCTGCGTCGCCTGATCAGAGACGTTCTTAACGGTTTTCAGCGCGTCACCGGTTTTGCCCAGCCACGTGGTGAGGGACTTCATGTTCGCGGGCCCGTTGTAGCCGGCTTCTTGCGCGAGGGCGGTCAGCTGATCAAGGGCTTCCTGGGAGCCGGAGGCGTATTTCAGCAGCGGCGCGATGCTCGCTTTCACGCCCTTGGTGAACAGGTCGTTGGACACCCCGGCGGTGCGCCACGTGTCGAACATCGCTGAGGTGGCGGTGACCTGCTGCGCGAACGCGGCGTTCAGCTGCAGCGACGCCTTGTTGAGGCCGTCCATGGTGGCGTGGGCGAGTTTCCCCGCCCCCGACAGGCCCGCGAGGTGGGTGGTGAACGACGCTCCGCCACCGCCGGCTTTGACGAAGTTCTGCCCCAATGTCTGGATGCCCTGCGCGAATGTGTCGAACCCGGTCTGCGGCGCGGTGACCTGCCCGATCCAGGTGTCCAGCGCCGAGTTCAGGGACTGCATGTTGGTGTAGGCGTCGGTGCTCTGGCGGTTGAGGATCTGCAGGTCGTTGCCCAGTGTGCCGCCGGTGGCGCCCATGGCCTTGTACGCGATGTAGGTCGAGTGAACCTGCGCCTGGATGACAGCCCACTCGGCGGTGCTGCTGTTGAGCATCTGCGACGTGGTGATGCCGGCCTGGTTGAGGAGGGTTTCCGCGTTGGCGGTGCCCTTGTACGTGTCGCCGAGCCGGGAGACGCGGGACTGGACGAGTCCGTAACTGGCGGCGAGGGCGCTGTTCTGCTGCTGCGCCTGTGACGGCGCGTCGAACCCGAAGACATGCTCGGCGCCTGAGACGACACCAAACAGGGGGTTGAGGTTCTGCACCCCGGGCGCCGGCACCGGCGGCGGGGTGAGCCACGACTTCAGCCCCGCCGCGGTCGTCAGGTTCGACAGCATCCCGCCGGACAGGCCACCGGCGATGCTGTTGACCGTCAGAGACAGGTTCACCATGTCGCCGTTGACCGTTTTCACCGCGGCGGCGTACTCCCCCAGGCCGGCGATCTGCGCCTGGCTGATGGTGGGCAGCAGCTTGCCCAGGGGCGCGTTCTGGATGAGCTGCTGCTCCGCTGAGTAGAACCCCCCCACCCGGTCCGTCAGTTTCCCCAGCGCGTACCCGAGGGCGCCGACGGCGACAGCGGCGCCGGCGACCCACAGGAACGGCACCCCCCCAGCGGGGATCATGCTCATGACGGTGTTCCAGAACCCCACCGACCGGGCGGCCATCACGAACTGGGTCCCCATGTAGAGGGCTTTGCCGCCGAGACCCGCCATCGATGTCCCGAAGGCGAGGAGTTTCGGCCCCAGCCACGCGACCGCGGACACGGCGAGACCGATGTAGAGGAACGCGCCGTGGAACGCCAGGCCCCAGTGCAGCACGGGAACGGTCGCGTCAGCGACGACCGCCGCGACCCTCGTCAAACCGTCGAACAGGTTCAGCAGCACCCCGGCGTAACCGGGAACCGCCTGGATGAACGCGCCGATGACGCGGCCCAGGTTGCCGAGGGTGTCGCCGATTTCCCCCACGAACTGGGGGCCGTCGTGGAGCATCTTCGTGAAGGTGCCACCGGACTGGGTGGCGACGGTGAACCGGGCGGCCAGCTGGTCCAGGACGGTGCCGGTGGCGTGGGCGAGGGTGGAGAACACCCCCGTCTTCTGGCTCATGATCGTCAGGGCGTCGCCGAAAATCTGGTACACCTGCGGCTTCACCGCGTCCTGCAGCTTCTGGAACGGCCCCACCGCCCCCGTGACGGCGCCGTTCATGAACGCGATCCGGCCACCCGTCGCCTGGGTGACGACGTTCATGTTCTGCAGCTGTTTCGTCAGGTCCGCGACCACGGGCGCGGCGCCGACACCGAACGCCGCCACGGCGATCGACGCCGGGACGATCACGGCGAGGAACTCCGCGACCGCGTCGATCGCGACATGCCAGGCGGCGACCCCGCCGAGCAGCGTGCTGGGGCCGCCGAGGAGACCGCCGAACAGGGGCACGCGGGTGTTGTTGAAGAACAGGCCCAGCACACCCCAGAACCCGCGGAACCGCATCCCAGCGCCACCCGCGGCCGCGCCGGCGGCGTTGGTGGCGGCTGTCACCCGCGCCAGCGACGACACCAGCGCCGCCGACCCGACACCGCCGACGTTCACCGGCACCGTGATGGGGTTCGCGGCGAAAAACGCCCGCATCGCCACCACGACCCGCATCATCGACGCGTTCGACACCGAGAACTGCAGCGGGATCGTGATGGGGTTCGACCGGAACGCCGCCCGCGCCGCGACGATAGCGCGCATCACCGCCGCGGTGGACGAGCTGAACTGCACCGGCACCGTGATCGGGTTCGCCGCGAACACCGCCCGCGCTGCCGTGACAGCCCGCATCACCGCCGCGGCCGACGTATCCACGGCCAGCTTCACCGTCACCGGCGTGGCCTTCGCCATCGCCCGGACTTTCGCGACAGCCGCCGCGAACTGGGCGGCGAGTTTGGAGTCGTCGATGAGGACTGGGATCTCAACACCCTTGGCGCCGAGCGCCGCCGCGGTGGCCGCTGACTTAGCGAGATCGTTAAGCGCGTCCGACGCCTTGTCCGCCGCCGCCGACGTCGCGGCGAGAGACTCGTCCATCTTCGCCGCCGTCTCATCAACGGCCTTCAGCGTGACATCAAGCTTCGCCGCGGAATCAGCGACATCATTGAAAACCCTTGACGCCCGGCTAAATTAATGGCGTTAATCACAAAATTGATGGTCGCCATTTGCTGATCACCCCCGATCCGGGGGATGCGAGCGGCAGTGCGTGGCCCGCCCGGTTACGGTGCTGGAACACCGCCGGGGCCGTCGCATGCCTTTGATCCTAGAGCGCCACCCTGGTCACACCACTGTTCCCACGTCACACACGCCGCGTGGCCTACAGGCCACCCAGCAGCCGCTCCGGGTCAGCGCCACGCCGGTTCTTCCGGCTCGTCCGTTCGTCCTCAACCTGGTAGTACGCCCGCCACCGGGTCAGCTCACGGCTGTCACATTCGGCGAGGAGCCGTTCGACGGTGCATCCGAGGTCGAAGGCGAGGCGGTAGGTGAACCACCGCCATCCCCTTCCCCCATCTCCGCCTGGGCCTCCTCATCGTCCTCATCCCGCAAACCCGACAGCCGCCGCGCCACCCCCGCGATGACCTCCAGAGCGGCGCCGGACTTCTCCCCAAGCGCGTTCGCGTCGGTGTCCTTGAACACGCGGGTGCCATCGGCGTTGACGACGCAGCGGACCACCAGCTTCGCCGTCAGATTCGCCAGGTTCGGGACGAGTTTCTTGCCCCGCTGCTCAGCCATCGACGCTTCATAGTCGTTGCGTTCCCGCCCCGACAGGCCCCGCACCGTCACCGAGCCGCCCCACTGCGGCACGAACACGGTCTCGGTCTCGACATCCTCGGCGGCGAGGATCGCGTCGCGCCCCAGCAGGACCGGCGGTTCCGTCATCGCGTGTCTCCTTCGATGATCATCAGGTGGCCGTAGCGGTACCTCGCGGCGAACTCACGGGCCTTCGACCGGTACGCGGCCGCCTCCGGCTCCGTCGCCCCAGGATCAGCGGCTTTCGCGGCCAGACGGCGGATCTTCACCGCCCTGAGTATGTCATCACGAGTCAGCGTGGCCACACACGCCACGTTAGCCGCTCAGCGATGACGCCAGGACTGAAGATTGACGATCTTGCAGATCGCCGACCGGCTGGTCTCGAACTCCGCCGCCAGCCGACTCTGCTGCACGCCACGAGAGTGACGCGCCCTGATCTCATCCACCTGATCCCAGGTCAACGTGGCCTTATAGTGTCGAGCCCCGTTATTGTCCGTCCCGTCCCGGCGTCTATCCTCGCCCACGTTCTTGGATTGCGTCCCGTATTCAAGATTCTCGGGCCAGCGGTTGTCATGTCTTCCACCCTCGCCATGAAGCGAGACCAGTCCCCTTGGCCTCGGGCCAGCGAAGGCGCGGAGCACCAGCCGGTGAACGCACTGGCGGTTCCGCACACCATCGCGCCAGAGCGACACACGCAGATACCCGTGGTCGTCTTCGTACGGTGTGACCTCTCCGCCCAGTCCGCGCATGCCCACGTGGGTGCGGCGCGGGATGCTGCGAACATTGCCCAGGTCGCTTACCTCGTAAAGGCCCTCATAGCTATGGACGGGCAGCCAGCGCTCTACCCGCTGAGACGGTCGGCGATCTGCCGCTCGGCCCGGCTCATCGCCAGCCTCGACGCGGGTCCGTACCACGCCACCGCCTCGTAAAAATACGGCCAGCTCGGCTGCGTCACCCATGTTTCCATTCTACCGAACAGTGGATGCCGCCACACCTTGGTCCCGTTGAGCATCAGGGGCAGTGACTTCTCGCCGTCGGGCATCCGCGCTGAGTTGACTTCCACGCCGACGGAGACGACGGGGCCGTCGATGGTCGCCCAGGTCTGCACGCAGCGGGCGATGCGGAGCCGCAGCCCGGTGTGCTTGGGGCCGCGGGCGGGGGTGTTGAGGATCGCGGCGCGGACATAAGGGGCCAGGGGCCGCGCTGATGTCGCGAGCTCGGCGCGGGTGATCTGGGTGACCCCGCCATCGGCCATCGCGCGGAACTGGGCGGCGACAGCCCGCAGCGTGGCCATATCAGTGGCTCAGGGGATGACGAGGCCGGTGCTGGGGAGCTTCGTGACGGCGAAGTCGATGGTGCATTTGCCGGGGTCGTCGACGGTGGTGTCCATCGCCTGGGTGATGACCGTCACCGGGAAAACGTCCATCCGCAGACCCGACACGTCCCCTTCCCACAGCAGCACGATGAACCCCGCCGTGCCCCTGGTCAGCAGCGACCGCACGTCCACGCTGTTCGCGGAGATGTAGAAGTCGATCGAGTTGTTCGCCGCGGTCTGCCGCCCCGGCACCTGGCTGGTGAACGGCGACCCCATGTCGGGAGTGTCGACCGTCGCGCCAGCGAGGGAGAACCCGGTCATGGTGTCGATCTCAGCGGAAAGGTCAGTGCCCGCGTCAAGCTCCGCCCGGGTCGGCGCCGACGGCGCGCCGATCGACGGGCAGAAATACACCTTCCGCGTGCCAGGGGGAAAGTACCTTATTGTCGGGCTTAGTGGGGTCGCTACCACGACTCACCCCTCCATCTTGCGCCATTCCACAGCACTTGTCCCGCACTGTTACCAGGCGTCATTCTCGGCGTCTTGCTGCAGGTCATGGTCGAGGCGGCACACCGGTCCGCGTCCCTTGCTGGTGTTGCACGGCCCGCACAAAACCTGGTAGCCAGCACTCCATTGCGGTCAGGCCCCGGGGAACGCTGTACAAGCAGCGTCCGGGGCCGATTCATGTCTTCTCCTGGTTGGTGACGGCGCCCTTGGCCACCCTGCGGGGCGCCAGTGTTTCCTCACCGGCTCCAGCAGCCGGTTCGGCGCTGGGTGTCACCGGATGGTCTTTGACCCACTCGGCCCGCGCCACCCACCCTGACCGGCTCAGATGAGCGAGCTGGTCGTCGCTCATGTCCAGGGCGACGTCCAGGTCCGGGTGGTAGGCGAGAACCATGTCAGGGGATCCGGATCATCGCGACGGTGACCTGGCCCACGACCGAATACTGCACGCCGGTCGCGGCGGTCCCGTACACCGACGGCGGCAGCGGGATGATCGAGATCCCCGGCACCGCCCCCGAGATCGCCGGCACCGTCACGACGCGGGAGCCGATGGCCAGGTTGTCGTACAGGGGGTTGATCGGCAGCGTCACGGTGACGGCGGTGCCGCCGTTGTTGACGACCATCAGCCCCCAGCCCTGCCCGGTGGGAGCCAGGTCACCCGCCGTGCCGCCCGGCGCGGTCAGTGTGACGGCCGCGCCGGCGTGCGGTGGCGCCTGGATCGTGTAGGTGGTCATGTCAGGAAGCCCCTCACTGCTCGGCTACCTCGCAGATTACAGCCAGCCACAGCGGTTAACACTGGCAGGCGCGCGAAACACCCGCATCAGATGTCACAGGAGGATGGCTACTGCTGGCTGGTCGCGACACATTCGACGGTGAAAGTGACGATCGCCAGCACCCCACGCCGGTCCTGCACCTGATGCAGCTGCCCATGCGCCGACATGGTGGACTTCATCACCACCCCGCCGAGGGTGTGGTTCGGCGGGGTGATCGCCGCGCCCGCCAGTCCCATCAGCTGATACGCGCGGGCCCGCGCGACCGGTGGACCGCCCTGCGTCGACCCCGCCGCGCCAGTGCCCCCCGTGCGGGACATCGCTGAGCAGTCGATGGTCATCGTCTCCAGCAGCGACGGCCCCAGGCCCTGCTGAACCGTCTCCACCACCACGTCCGGCTGGGCGAGCTGCTCACTGAGCTCACGCGACGGCGAGCGGCTCGACGTGGGGAAGCCGCCCCAGCCGACGACCACCACGTCCTCAAGGGATTCCGTCGAAACCTGCGGTCCGTCCCACGCCAGGACGTCCACACCAGTCATGGCCGTCTTGAACGCCGCCACCAGCGCCGTGATCGCCAGCGGGACTCTCGGGCTCCAGGGAACGAGCATCCGTTCAGGCCACCACTGGCCTGGGCGGTCCGAGAATCTCGGTCACCTTGCGGGGGAAACTCGAATAGTGCTTGAAGTCGCCCAATTCCTCCGGGCCAATGACTCCGCCGACTCCGCCGACTCCGCGCCGCATTTCCCACACGTGCTGGAAAAGGGCTCTTGCGCCCATGACGTAGTGATAGGGAATGACCTGGTAGCCGGCCTGGTATAGCCAGCACGTCACGCCGGTGATCGGCGGTCCCACGGAGACGCGGACGAGGCCGGTGTCGTTCTGCAGGTCGAGGTTGGCGGTGTTCCACACGATGGTCCCGTCCACGGACCTGACTGAGATGAGCCGCATCACGGGGACATGCCACAGTCTCACGTGGTGGAACGTGGGCCACCGGTCCCACAGGCCGGTGCCGTAGACGTGTTCCTCGGTGAACGTGGTGGGGACGATCGTCTCGTGGAGGTAGTTGCCGATCATCGCGGTGACGCCGGCCATCATCTCGCGGAGCTCGTCGTCGTCGTCGGTGTAGTCGGGTGCCATGCCGAGGGCCCGTTTGATCGACGCCAGGGAAATGATCGACGGTGGGCTGGCTTCGGCGACGTCGAACACGTCGGTGTAGGCGGTGATGGGGCCGGTGGTGGCCCATTGGACGGCGTGGCGGCCCGCCTGGGTGGTCTGGTAGGCGCACTGGTACTGGCCGGTCACCGCGGGTGGGTTCGCGACCGCGGGGCTGGCGGTGGTGCCGTCGGGGAGGGTGATGGTCAGGGTGATGGTGGACGCGTTGGTGGGGGCGCCGGTCTGGTCGGCGACGTTGATGGCGAGCGGCACGTCGCTGCCGAGGTCGATCATCGTGTTAGCCTCCTGTCGCGGCCGCCACGGCCATTATCCCCGCCGTGGCGTGTGGGGCGCCGGTGGCCGCGCCCGGGCTGGCCGCGGGGGTGAGCATCGTCCCGGCGCTGACCCGCCCCGGGGTGGGCCGCACGATCACCAGGGGCGTCGCGGTGAGCGTCCCGAGGCCGGTTAGGGCCGCGGCGCCTTCGGTGAGTTCTTCACCCGCGCTGGTGAGCGTCCCAGCGCCGGTGAGCGTGGAGGTGGCGAGCTGCGTGGAGGTGGGGCTAAGGCTGGCACCGCCGGTGAGGCTGGTGCCGGAGCCCACGGCGGCGCCGCTGGTGACCTCACCGGCGCCGGTGAGGTGCGCCGGTGGTATCAGGGCGGCTGGGGCGCTTAGCGTCCCAGCGCCCGTAAGCGTGGCTGGGGCTGCTTCAGTGACCGTGGTGGTGAGCGCTCCAGCGCCGGTGAGGTGCGCGGGTGCGTCTTCGGTCACCGCCGGCGCGGTGACGGTGCCAGCGCCGGTCATGGTGGCGGACTCGCCAGCGTCGGCGGTGAGGCTGCTGGCGCCGGTCAGGGTGGCGCCCGCGGTCGTTTCCCCCGGCGCGGTGAGTGTCCCAGCGCCGGTGAGCGCCGCCGCGGGTTCAGTGACGTCGGGTGCCGTGAGCGTGCCAGCGCCGGTGAGTGTGGCGGGTGACGCGGTGGTGCTCGCCGGCGACGTGAGGCTGCCGGACCCTGTGAGGCCCGCGCCGGAGCCCGTGCCCGGCGCGCCCGTGAGGGTCCCAGCGCCTGTGAGGGCGGTAGCGGTGCCCGCGTCCTGGGCGCCGGGCGCGGTAATGGTCCCGGAGCCTGTGAGTGTGGCGCCGGCGTCTTCCTGGAAGGCGCCCGTGAGCGTCCCGGAGCCGGCCAGGGCCGTGGACGTGCCGGCGTCCTGGGTGATACCCGAGTCGGACAGGCTCCCCGCGCCTGTCAGGGTGGTTGACGTGCCGGCGTCCTGCGTGGCTGGCGCCGTCAGTGTCCCAGCGCCTGTCAGCGACGCGGGGGCGTCTTCCTGAGCCGCGGTGCTGAGTGTGCCCGCGCCGGTCAGGGTGGTTGAGGTTCCCGCGTCATGGACGGCGCCCGCGTCGGTCAGGGAGCCGGCGCCGGTCAGGGTGGCGCCTGGCACGGGCCCGATGTAGCCGGCGGTGGAAATCGCGGGGGAGCCGAGCCAGTAGGGGCCGATGCCGGAGGTGCCGGTGTCGGGGCCGTAGCTGTAGTTCTGGATAGTTCCGGTCAGCGTGGCCTGCGACGCGGCGCTTGTCTTCGTCTCGTCCGGCGTGGCCTCGTCCATCGCCGTGGTGAACAGCTTGAACTCCGTCTGTCCCACGGTGGCGCTCATCAGCGCCATACCTTCGGCCCGGAACCACTGGTTCGTGGGGACGGTGGTGGTTGACGTCTGGATGACTGACCCGGCGTCGTTCTGCGACTGGACCTTCCCCGCCGTCGTGATTACGAAGCGGGCGAGGCCCGTGCCGCCCGTGTTGGACACGGTGAAGAACCGCAGCGTTCCCCCAGGCAGCGCCGTCAGGTACAGGTAACACCTGAACCACACCTGCGCCGGGGTCCCGAGGGAGGTGCTCCACGACAAGCCCACGCCAGCGGCGGTGGCGGTGGCCATCTTGCACGACAACGGCCCATGGTCGACGTGGGTGTTGTCGAAGACACACGTGCCACCAGAGCCGATGGTGACGGTGTCCCAGAAGTTCCCCGAGTTCCCGCCGCTGTTCCCGCCAGACCCGGCGGTGATGGTGGTGCCGTTCGTCCCGGCCTGGAAGGTGTTGAGGAGAAACGTCGCCACAGGCGTGCTCCCCTCAGCCCGCCGGGCGTCAGGCGGCGGCTGGCGGGCTCACAGATCCGTGTGGCCGACGTTACGCGACCCGCAGTCCAGGCACACCGCCGCCACACCAGTCCCATGCTGCCCCGACCGCAACTGCAGATTCCCCTCCGCGTTGTCCGCCTTGTCACCGTTCTTGTGATGCACCGTCTCGCTGCGCTTCAGCGGCCGCCCGAGCTTCCGCGCCATCACCAGGCGGTGCTCCAGCACGTAGCCGTTGCTTGAGGGGGTGATCAGATGAGCGTCAGCAGGGTCGCGTTTCACACGGACGTACCCCTCGCCAGTGATGCTGCGTCCACCGTTCCAAGATGGATGATCGCGTCCTTTCCTAACTGGCCCCCGCGTCACCACGCCCGCCTCACGCAGCACGTTGGACAGAGCGCCCTGGCTGCAGCCAAGCGATGTGGCTATCTGCTTTTGACTCTCACCTCCGGCGTATCTCCGCACGGCCTCACGCCTTCGCTCGTCAGTCCAGAACCTGGAAACCCCAGGTGGCCGCAGTTCCACGCCCCGGCGCACCAGGTAGCTGCGGACGGTCACATGGTTTCCTATGCCAAAACGCGCGGCCAGCTGGGGCAGGGTGAGGCCATCGGCGTAACCCGCTACGAGCTGATCCACGGTGTCCTCGCCGAGCAGGGGGGTCTTTCCCTGGTGACGGCGCGGGACGTCGGCCTCATCAAGAGCGGCGATTATGTAGCGGGCGCTCACGTGCAGCCGTTCAGCGAGACGTCGGATGGACTCGCCCGCCTTGTACGCGGCGACTACTTCCGCCTTCTGGTCTGGGCTGCCGGTCCAGTTGTGAGTGCCGCCCGCCCGCATCGTGACATCCTGGCGTTTCAGGGCCCGGGCGACGGGACTGGTGGATACGCCGAGAAGCGCGGCGATCTGAGTGAGGGTCAGGCCTGTCCGGTAGAGGGCCGCGATGCGCTGGTCATGTTCCTTCGTAAAGTGTCTAGTCACATGTTACATTCTACCAGACACACAGTAACTATGAGTCCGCGGCTGTCACTGCGTTCGCCGAGGCCTGGAACGTGTTGCCGTTGGCGATCGCGATGGGCTGGCCGTTCCAGTTCCCGAACCACGACCGGGTCTGGGCGTTGTCGGTGATGTCGAGCGACACGATCGACCAGCCACCGCCCGCTGAGCACGCCCACGACGTGTTCGCCGCCGGCAGCGTCACCGAACTCCCCGCCGACGACGCCGACGACGCGCCCAGGAGGGTTCCGTTGGTGGTGTAGCCGGAGCCGTTGGCGATCTGGGTGCCTGACGCTGACGCCGTCGACGCGGTGGAGTTGAGCCGGATGTACATCGCCCCGGCGGTGCTCATCGCCGTCCACGTGGTGGGTTTCCCGCCGGTCGCGGTCGGGAGGGTGGCGTTGAGGATGTTGGAGACCATCGTAGCGTCTTTGGCAGCCACGTTATCTTCCCCCCGCTGGAGGCTCATGTGACAGTGAACGTTGACGGCTGCTCTGTGTGCGGGGCGCCAGCGCGTGCCCGGGGATTCTGCCAGACGCACTACCACCGGTGGTACATCCATGGCGACCCGCTGACCACCAAGCGGATCCTGGGCAATGACCGAGCCCGCTTTGAATCAAAAGTAGATCGGACAGGTGGGCTCGCCGCCTGCCATCCGTGGCTGGGCGCCCGCCAAACCGGCGGGTGGGGGTATTTCTGGCTCGGCGACCGGATGAGGTCCGCGCATACGGTCGCCTGGCAGTTCGCCCACGGCCCTGTCCCGGCAGGCCAGGAGCTGGATCATGAGTGCCACAACCGAGCGATGAATGCAGGTGCTTGCTTCCCGGGTGTCTGTCCCCACCGGCTTTGCTGTAACGACCTCCATCTGGCACCCAAGACCCGCCAGCAGCACATGGCTGACACTCACCCATGGCCGCACGCCAGGGGTGAGCAGCATGGCCTGGCGAAACTCACCTGGGCCCAGATACCGGAGATCCACGCGCTCCTGCGGGACGGCGAGTTGTCCCTCTCGGCCATCGGACGCCAGTTCGGCGTTGGACACGGGGCCATCAGCGCGATCAGGGACGGCCGTACCTGGCGCCTTGATTTGGGACCGCTGATCACCGATCAGCCTCCACTGGGCGCAGCACCGTGTACCCCGGCACCAGGCTGATCGTCACCGGGCGGCACACCGCGCAGCCTTCGACACCCTTCGCGTGGTGCCCGCCGGGGCAGCCATCGCCGTGCGCGGGGCACGCGGTGTGCTGGCCGGCGGCGTGCGCGTCCGGGTCACAGCTGATGCCCGTGCCGGGGCCGCCTTTCCCGGGGCCCGAGCGGAACGTGGGGCACGCCAGCGGATCCGGATGCGGGCATGGCTGGCCGGTGTGGTCCACGGCGCAGGCGTTCGCGGCCTGGTCGTGGCTGTGCGGTTTCTGGCAGCATCCCGAATCGGGTGGGCAGGTGACCTGCGCGCCGAGGTCCAGCATTGGGCAGTCGGCGACATGTGCGGGAACGTTGGCCATCTCGGGTGGGCACGCGCAGCCGGTGATGGTTTCCGCGCCGCAGCCGTCGCAGCGGACGATGAACATGGGGTCAGGTCCTCGTGACGGGGCCGCGGGTGCGTGCGCCGCCCTGGTCGGCGCGGACCGGGGACCGCGGCGCGCTGGGGTCAGCCTTCGCGGCCGCCGCCTTGGCTTCAGCCGCGGCCTTGTCCTCGGCTTCCTTCTCCCCGCGCGGATCCGCCTTCGTGTCCACGGTGGGGGGCAGGTCGTAGTGGACACGCAGCGGCTCGAAACACTCCGAATGCGCCAGCGCGATCGGGTGCCCGGCGCGGACGACGGTCTGCCCGGCGTTGATGAACACCGGCTGCCCCTCGTAGTCGAACGTCGCGGACTCCTTCGCCATCAGCAGGCCCGGTTCGCGTCCCTCCATCACGGTGTCCCTTCATCGGTGGGCGCGTGCGCCTTGATCCACCCATGCTGACGCCAGAAATGGCCGCCGGGTGTGTAGTGCGGGTGGCGGATCGTCTCGGTGCGGCACCCGGCGAGGGTGAGGATCTCCAGGCAGACGCCGTGGCCGCCGGGGGAGTGGAACTCAATCAGCCAGTCCGTCCGCCGGGCACCCAGCACCCGGGTGGCGCCACGCAGGACCTGCTCCTCGTGCCCCTCAGTGTCGACCTTGACGAACCCCGGCATCCCGAACTGGCCCGCGAGCCAGTCCATCGTCTTCGCGGTGAACGAGTCCCGCGTGATCGATGGGTCGTCCCAGTCACCGGGATCCCATTCCATGCCCTTCAGCCCAGGCGTTACGAGCTGCCCCGTCTCAGCGGGCCGTCCCGGGAGGCAGGCGAGCTCCACCTTGCCGTCATGATCGGACACCGCGAACCGGCGGCACGTCACCCGCGGTTCTTTCGTGTAGCGGCGGACGAGCTCCGCGTAGGAATCACCGCTCGGTTCCAGCGACACGACCTTGGAGCAGAACCTCAGCAGATCAGGGACCGACTGGCCGCAGTTCGCGCCGACGTCGAACCCGACACTGACGGGCTTGAACCCAGCCCACAGAGCATCACGTACCTCAGCGGGATCGGTGTGCTCAAGAACCTTCACGACCACGAGCGTACTCGCTGAACAGGCGCATCACCCGCAACGCGCGCCGCTACTCCGCGAGACGGTACTCCACGTCAGCGCGGCTCTCCCTGAACGACGCGGCCTGGCTGAACGAGAAACTCCACTCGTTCGAAGCCCACCCCTCCAGCGCCCCGATATTCTGTGTGCGTGAGGCGTCGGGAACCACGCACTTAGTGCCGGTCCTGGGAAGGATCTTCGTCTCGATGCACCAATCCCAGCCGCTCGTGGTGGGGCCGCCGGAATCGACGTTCCAGTCCCAAGCGGGTTCGAGCATCATCTCCCACCGGTCTGGCCAGGTGCCCCACGTCCACGCGTTGAAGTACGGCAGGAGACGCACCGCGGCCTGGTCGGCGTCAGCGTCCTGAGCGGGTTTGTGCTCATCCCACCCCTGACCGCCCCTGGAATGGGCGCAGACGGCGAGGACGTCACGGCTGGTCTCGAACTCACCAGCCGCCCACAGCATGTAGGTGAGGGCGTCGCTGGACACGACGACGTCTTCCTCGCTGAACACCGCGAACCGGACTGCCGGGTCGGTGAACACCCGCGTGGCGGCCTCCCCGATAGCGCGGTGCATCCCCCGCGCGGCGACAGCCGCGGGAGAGTCGGGGATGACGTCGAGGGCGGGGATTTTCGCCGTCATCGACCGGATCAGGGCCAGCTGCTCGTCACGTTTCGGGGACTCACCAAGGGCGATGGAGAAACGCCCGACCTGCTCGATGCCGTCAGCGGCCGCCCATGACGCGAGGACGCGTTCGAGGTAGTAGGGGCGCCGGCACGCGGTCACGACCACGGCGATGTCGCTGAACTCCATCAGATGTTCTCCTCGAACGCCAGAGCGGCCGCGTACTCAGCGGCGCGGGTGGGCTGGCGTGGTGTCGTCCCGTAGGTGCGGGACACGATTATCCACCCTGCCCGGAGTCCCCGCGGCCTCATGGGTTCCATTCAGCCTGGGCGCCAGGATCAGGCGGGCACCGGCTCACGGGGCCTAAACCAAGTTGCTGGGCAACGGCGCTCGAACACCCAGCGGGGCCACGACTCGTCCACGTCGACGGGCTTGACCGCGAGGCCGCCGCCGTTCTCCCCGGTGCGGTAGCGGGTGCCGTCAGCGATCAGCTTGCCCTCGGGGGAGTTCAGGAGTTCGGTGTGGCAGGTGGCGGTGTCGAGGTTCTGTTTCTGCGCTTCGG